GCTCGCCGCGCCTGATGTCGTGGAGGAGGTGGATTATGAAACGCTGTTGGCAGAACGAAAGGCCACCTTTGTCTCGCTCTATCCGGAAGAGGAGCGAGAGGCGATTGCACGGACGCTGACGCTGGAGTCGGAGCCGATTGTGAAGCTCCTGCAGGAGAACGCCTACCGGGAAGTTATCTGGCGCCAGCGCGTTAACGAGGCCGCGCGTGCGGTCATGCTGGCCTATGCCGCAGGCAGCGATCTGGACCAGATTGGGGCAAACGCTAATCTTGAGCGTCTGGTGATTACCCCTGCCGACGACACCACCTTCCCGCCCACGCCGGCCGTGATGGAGTCCGATACCGATTTTCGTCTGCGCATCCAGCAGGCGCCGGAAGGACTGAGCGTGGCCGGTTCAACAGGGGCGTATCAGTTCCATGGCCGCAGCGCAGATGGCCGGGTAGCGGATATTTCTGTGATCAGCCCACAGCCGGCGAACGTCACGGTCTCCGTACTCTCCCGGGAGAATAACGGCGTGGCGTCTGAGGAACTGCTCGCTGTTGTTCGCAATGCGCTGAACGATGAGGACGTCAGGCCCGTCGCCGACCGCGTGACCGTCCAGTCGGCCAGGATTGTCGACTACAGCATTGCCGCCTCGCTATTTCTCTTCCCCGGTCCTGAAAGTGAACCCGTGCTTAGCGCGGCAAGGGCCCGGCTACAGGCCTACATCACGGCCCAGCATAGGCTAGGGCGCGATATCCGCAAGTCAGCCATTTACGCCGCACTTCACGTGGAAGGGGTGCAGCGGGTAGAGCTGACCGCCCCTGCGGCGGACATCGTGCTTGATGAAACTCAGGCCTCATGGTGCAGCAACTACAGCGTAACCGTGGGGGGAAACGATGAGTAATACCCGCCTTTTACCGGTTGGCTCATCGGCGCTTGAGGTCGCCGCGGCGCGCGCCTGTGCGGACATCGAAAATACGCCTGTTCCGCTGCGCCAACTCTGGAATGCGGATACCTGCCCGGCGAACCTGCTGCCCTGGCTGGCGTGGGCGTTTTCGGTTGACCGCTGGGATGAGAACTGGCCGGAGGCCACCAAGCGGGAGGTGATCCGCGCCGCGTGGTTTATTCATGCCCACAAGGGAACGATTGGCGCCGTGCGTCGCGTGGTGGAGCCGCTTGGCTATCTGATTAACGTTACCGAGTGGTGGCAAACCAACGATCCGCCCGGCACCTTCCGCCTTGATATCGGCGTGTTAGACACGGGCATCACCGAGGAAATGTATTACGAAATGGAGAGGCTTATCGCCGATGCGAAGCCTGCCAGCCGCCACCTTATTGGCCTGAATATCATCCAGGACATACCGGGTTATCTCTATACCGGCGCCCTGAGCTATGACGGCGACATCATCACGGTTTATCCCGGATAAGTGAGAGCACAATGACAGTGAAATATAAAACGGTTATCACCAAAGCCGGTGCCGAAAAACTGGCTGCAGCAACCGTCCCGAACGGCAAGAAAGTCAATTTTACGGCGATGGCGGTCGGCGACGGTGGCGGTGTGTTGCCAACGCCAAACGCAAACCAGACGAAACTCATCAATGAAGTCTGGCGTCATGCGCTAAATAAAATCAGCCAGGACAAAAAGAATAAAAACTATGTCGTGGCGGAGCTGCTGATCCCTCCAGAGGTTGGCGGTTTCTGGATGCGCGAGATGGGGCTGTATGACGATGCGGGGACGCTGATTGCGGTCGGGAATATGGCTGACAGTTACAAACCTGCACTTGCTGAAGGTTCGGGGCGCGCTCAAACCTTACGCATGGTTATCATGGTGAGTGACATTGCTACGGTTGAACTCTCTATTGATGCGTCAACGGTGATGGCGACGAAGGATTATGTTGACGAGAAGCTGACGGAGCATGAGCAATCCCGCCGTCATCCTGACGCCACGCTTACCGCGAAGGGCTTTACCCAGCTAAGCAGTGCAACCGACAGTGCTTCCGAGGTGCTCGCAGCAACGCCTAAAGCGGTGAAGGCGGCGTATGATCTGGCAAATGCTAAGTACACGGCGGTGGATGCGACGACTGCACGCAAGGGGATTGTTCAACTTAGCAGTGCTACCGATAGTGTGTCTGAAGTGCTGGCGGCGACGCCGAAGGCGGTAAAGGCGGCGTACGATCTGGCAAACGCCAAGTACACGGCAGCGGATGCGACAACTGCACTCAAGGGGATTGTTCAGCTCAGTAGCGCAACCAACAGCGTATCTGAAGTGCTGGCAGCAACGCCGAAGGCAGTCAAGACGGCGTACGATCTTGCAAGCGGTAAATACACGGCGGTGGATGGGACAACGACACAGAAAGGGATTGTCCAGCTAAGCAGCGCGATTGACAGTACGACCGAAGCGCTTGCTGCCACACCAAAAGCGGTCAAAGCGGCGAATGATAACGCTGTCACAGCTAACAGAAATGCTAACGAACGCGTCAGTAAATCGGGTGACAGCATGACCGGTACGCTTAATCATGATGGCGTAAAACAAGGGACATATCTGCAATCTGCACTGAGTAATGGCACGCGCGGTGAAAAAAATTACCTGCGAAAAATGCGTGGTGGGGAAGGAGACACTATCTGGCATGAGACGGTACAACAGGGAAATTGGCGCCTTGCGACGGGTTCGAACGACGGTCAGGAGGAAATCAATCTCAGCACCGCAAGCGGTTTACGTACACGACTTGAAATAACTTCATTAAATGCAAACGGGTTGCGTATTGCCTACGGTGAATATGGCACGTTCTGGCGTAATGATAGCGCGAACCTGTATTTGATGATAACGAACAAGGGCGACAAATTTGGTGGCTATAATTCGTTGCGTCCTCTGTGGGTTAATCTTGAAACCGGTGGACTAAATTCAGCTACGCCACTCTCTGTTAACAATACGATCTATGCGGGGCAAGAAATTACCGCTGGTTATAGGGGGTATTACGCTTGGGCCGAGCAATATAACACCAAAGCACCTTTTTACAATGTATATAGCACGACGGGAGCAAGCGAATATCATCCGGTAGTAAAACAACTGGCCACGATTCAGGGCGTAAATTCATGGGCTTTTTCAATGGGATCGTTGGTCAGCGCTAACGTTCTGTCCTGGCATTTGCATATGAAAGGCAGTGGTGGGCAGGATATTAATTACAAATGGGATACTAGTGGTAATTTTATCGCCCCAGGCCAGCTCATTCCTGGTAGTTTCGCTAATTTCGACGCCCGTTATTATACCAAGGGACAAAGCGATGCGGGCTATATGGCTAAAACTAGCGCATATACAAAAGCCGAAAGCGATGCGCGCTATAACCTGAAAAATGCAGCCAGTAAGGCAGCGAGCGGTTGGGAGAAGGATAACTCTACGGGCGTGATAAAGCAGTGGGGGGTGGCAACGCGTAGTGCTGATTCGACGCGTATTACCTTCCCAACGGCGTTTCCTAACGCCTGTCTCAGCGTGCAGTTAACCTTGCTTTTTACCAATGGATTCCACGACCAAAATATTTACGTGCAAAATCCTGACAGATCAGGTTTCACTTACGTAGCGGGTAGTGGCGAAGTTAAAGCTTATTTTGAAGCGCGAGGCTATTAATATGAGTTATATATATTCTCCTGAGAACGGGGCTTTTTATAATGATGATCTGGAGGCTGATTATCGTTCCGCTGAAACGTGGCCGGATAATTATGTCAGCGTGCTTGATGAAGACTATGTGTCGTTGATGGAGGGACAAGCAGACGGGAAAATAATTATTCCAGATAAAAATGGCTATCCCGTATTAGCGGTACCTCCCGCTCCAACCTATGAAGAGCGCGTGAGTCAGGCAACGATGCAAAAAAACGCCTTAATGAAAACGGCAAGTGACATTATCACTCCGCTTGAAGATGCAGCCGAACTCGGTATTGCTACCGACGAAGAAGCCGCCGCGCTTTTAGGCTGGAAGCGATACCGGGTCATGCTTAACCGGGTAGATGTGAACACCGCCCCGGACATTCAATGGCCCGAACGTCCCGCCTGACCCCAAACCCTCCATCCGGAGGGTTTTTCGTTTGTTGTGTAATCCTTTCCCCAACCCCAATACGTCGCATCAATCGCGCACTCCACAGACAATAGCCTCACCACTAAACCACGGAGTTAAACAGATGGGCGACTATCACCACGGCGTGGAAGTCATCGAAATCAACGATGGCACGCGCACCATTTCCACCGTCTCGACGGCAATCATCGGCATGGTCTGTACGGCCAGCGATGCTGACGACAAGACATTTCCGTTAAACGAGCCTGTGCTCATTACCAACGTGCAAAACGCGATTGCGAAAGCTGGCAAGGCGGGAACGCTGTCCGCTTCTCTGCAGGCGATCGCTGACCAGTGCAAACCGGTTGTCGTGGTTGTGCGCGTTGCCGAAGGTATCGACGACCCGGAAGATCCGGAAGCGGCACAGAAAGGGACTATCTCTAACATCATCGGTACCACCGACGAAAACGGCAAATACACCGGCCTGAAGGCGCTTCTGACCGCGAAAACGGTAACCGGCGTGAAGCCGCGCATTCTCGGCGTGCCGGGGCTGGATTCTCAGGAAGTGGCAACCGCGCTGGCAGCGACGTGCCAGAGCCTGCGCGCGTTCGGCTACGTCAGCGCATGGGGCTGTAAAACGATTCCTGAGGCAATCAACTACCGCAAAAACTTCAGCCAGCGCGAACTGATGGTTATCCATCCTGATTTTCTGGCATGGGATACCACCACGAACGCAACGACAACGGCCTGGGCTACCGCCCGTGCGCTTGGCCTGCGCGCCAAAATCGACCAGACCATGGGCTGGCATAAAACCCTGTCAAACGTTGGCGTCAACGGCGTCACGGGCGTAAGCGCCTCCGTCTCCTGGGATCTTCAGGAGCAGGCCACCGATGCGAACCTGCTTAACCAGGCTGGCGTCACCACGCTGATTCGCAACGACGGCTTCAAATTCTGGGGTAACCGCACTTGCTCAGACGACCCGTTATTCGTCTTTGAAAACTACACCCGTACCGCACAGGTGCTGGCCGATACCATGGCGGAAGCGCATGCGTGGGCGATGGATAAACCTATCACCCCAACGCTTATCCGCGACATCGTTTCCGGTATTAACGCCAAGTTCCGCGAGCTGAAAACCAACGGCTATATCGTCGACGGCACCTGCTGGTATGACCCTGAATCGAACGATGCATCCACCCTGAAAGCGGGGAAACTGTATATCGATTACGACTACACCCCTGTCCCGCCGCTGGAAAACCTGACCCTGCGCCAGCGCATCACCGATACCTATCTGGCAGACCTGTCAGATTCGGTTAATAGCTAAGGAGCTGAAGCATGGCGTTACCACGCAAACTTAAATACCTGAATATGTTCAACGATGGCCTGAGCTATATGGGCGTTGTTGAGTCTGTCACCTTACCGAAACTCACCCGCAAGCTGGAGAAGTATCGCGGCGGCGGTATGCCTGGCTCGGTCTCTATCGACCTCGGCCTCGACGATGATGCCCTGGCGCTGGAGTGGACCATTGGTGGTCTGCCGGACGTGGCGCTGTGGGCGCAGTATGCCTCTCCGGGCGCGGACAGCGTGCCTCTGCGCTTTACCGGCTCCTTCCAGCGTGACGACACCGGCGAAATCTCCGCCGTCGAGATCGTGATGCGCGGCCGTCACAAAGAGTTTGATGGCGGTGAAAACAAGCAGGGCGAGAGCGGCACCACCAAGATGTCCACCGAGTGCGCTTACTACCAGCTGACCATCGATGGCAAAGAGATTGTCGAAATCGACATCATCAACATGGTGCTGAAAGTCGACGGCGTCGATCGTCTGGCGGAACACCGTAAGGCGATTGGCCTGTAACCCTTTAACCGGCCGGGACTGCCGGCCGGTTAGTTAACTTTCTGAAGAGTAACGAAATGGACAATATCAACGAGACTGCCATGAACGAAAGTGAAAACCCACATATCGTCACGCTGGATAGCCCCGTTCTGCGCGGCGAGCAAAAAATCGAAAAGGTGACCGTCGCCAAACCCAATGCGGGAACCCTGCGCGGGGTGTCGCTGGCGTCGCTGGCGCAATCTGACGTCGATGCGCTGATCAAGGTGCTGCCGCGAATGACCTCACCGGCGCTGACCGAGCATGAGGTTGCGCGCCTGGATGCCTGCGATCTGCTCTCTTTTGCAGGTAAGGTGATCGGTTTTTTGTCACCGGCTT